TCCAGAGTCATGCCCTTGTTCAAGCGGCGATTGATCCGCTTGACTCCAGCCTGACCGTGCTTCTGTCGGTCCGTGGCCTGCTGACCGCTGGTGTAACTGGAATGGGTCGGAGTGTTCTTTCGGACACCCCAGTGCATCCCCTTCACACCGTAGTGGACGAGGTTAGGGGGCATAGTCGGTCTTCTTGTTGGCGGCAGCGATCAGACTCTGAAGGTTCACCGTTCCGTAGGCCTTGAGAATGTCACTGACCTTGGCCTTGCCGGTGGAGAGACGTTCGATCTGTCCTCGGTAGTTGGCGGCGCGACGAGCGGATTCGTTCTTCAATCCCCTCTGCACGGCCAGATTGTGAAGACTCGACCCGCCGAGGGAAACGACCTTGTCGGCGAGCGAACCCTTACCGCTGGCAACCCGCTCAAGACGCGATGCCCGCATGTTGAGGTCCCCGGTTCGAGCCTTCCGGACACCCCACTTCATTCCCTTCACGCCGTAGTGAACAAGCTCACCCGGCGGAGTTGTCTGCTGTGTCATTCGAACTCTTCCTTGTGGAGCTTGTACGCTATGAAAGCGTCCATCAGGGCGGCGACGTTGTCGATCTTCGCTTCCTGTCGCTTCTTAAGAAGCTTCCGGTTGCCGTTGGTGTCTTCCATGGTGATCGCGTTGCCCATGGCAAATGTCATGAGCGCTTGATCAAAAATGAGAAGCCGTTGACCACTAAGAGCCTTGAGTTCCCCAAGCGGGACAGACTCAGTCCTCGCCCCCTGAATCACTTTCTCGATTGCGTGTGGGCCGTTTTCCGCTTCCCAGCGGGCTACGAACTCCTTAGCGTTGTACGGGTCAAAGCCAAATGCGCGCACATCATAGGCAGATTCCTGGATGAAAGCATCCAGATCATCAAAGACTTCTATCATGTCGAGAATCGTTCCCGGCATGACATGGAGACTTTCTTCACCGATGAACTCTTCGTACTTCTGGCGCATAGCCCCCGGGAGCTTCATCAAAGTCAACTCAGTGATGTAGCTCCGGGTCTTTACTCCGAACTTTCCATCCCGAAGGGGGAAGAGGAAAGTGAATGCACAGAAGTCGTCGCCTTGGGAGAGGTCTGCACCCAGAGCACAAGGCATCTCCCAGAATTCCCGATATGGATGAGGTAGCGTTTCTTCGTAAGTGAAGAAGTAGGTATAACCCTCCATCGGGATCCCGAAGCGCTTAGCCAAGATGTCATTCCTGGCAGCTGGGGCTTTCTCGGCTCGTTCAACATCGAGTTGGTAGACGTCATACGTCACCGTCTTTCCGAGGTTGGGATTTGCCTTGACCCACATGGATGGGTCGGCTACCTCTTCCAGCTCGTCAAGCTTGTAGTGAAATATCGAGACATGGGGAGCGTTGTACTCGCCCTTGAGAATGTCTTGAAGTTCCAGCTTGATCGTGTCACCGCTGCCGTTACGAACGGTCCCCTCGGAACTGACAGCCACGATGAGGTAGTCGTCAAGCTTCGAAGCACCCTGCTCGATCGCGCCAATGACGTCTTCTCGAAGATCTCCGGAAAGCCACTCATCTACAGTGGCAACCTTCGTCCTGAGACCCTGGAGTTTGTTGATGGTCATGGGGCGGACTTCGAGCATTGAACCAGTGAGGAAGTTTTCGACACCCTTCTTAGTGGCTGCCAACTTCACTCGGTTAGCCCTGGAACCAGTTGTGTTCTGGAGCGAACCCTCAGTAAGAAATGAGAAGAGGGGGCCACGGCTTCGAATGATGGAAGTCCGTACAGGAGACATGACTTCGTCAGCCTGCTTCATCGTCGGAGCTGTGGTGATCTGATGGGTCGTAGCCGCATCGATGTTGAGGAAATAACTCTGCAGACAAGACTCGTAGAGAGACTTGGCCGCACCTCGAGCCACGATTAGATACTGCTTGGTTGTCAGGCGCTTCTTGATCACCTTGTCGACGTACCGACCACCAAGTTTGTCTGGTGACGGTTCGTAGACACTTCGGTTGACGAAGTAGTACCAGCAGAATATCTGTTCTGCCCACAACTTGAACGAATCGAGCAAATACAGATCGCTACCGTCGGTGAGCGTAAGCTCGCCTTCGCAGTAGAGAACGAACCCTTCAACCGGAGCCGGATCGTAGTAGATGTTCGGGTTGTCGATGAGTGCATCGATACGGTTCATCTCCAGGGAGATCTCCCGATTGACGGGAATATCACCGCGCATCACTGCGTCACGAAACCTCCCGTAGTAGTAGGGAGTTGCCGTGTTCGACAGAGCCATCGTTAACCCTCCCTTCTACCTGCCGTTGGTGTAGTGGTTCTTCGCGTACTTGACGGCTATAGCTGTGCCTGTGGCAGCTGCGGAAGAACCTCCGCCAGTGTAGGCAGCAGCACCTACCTTGGCTGCAACGAAGGCACCCTTGAGTCCCTTCACGATCGCCTGTCCGGTGGGTGTTGCGGCGAACCTACGAGCATTCTCGATGGTCGCCCCCAGCTTGAGGATCTTCTGGGCGTTCTGAAGACCTCGGTCGAGATCACTCTGACTGGACGTCGTCATGGTGTGGTACTGACGCTCCAGGTTCATCCGAGTGATGAGACCCTGAAGTTCCTGGTTGCTGAGAGCTCGTGTACCGCCGGAGTTGATCTTGGACTGGGCTGAATCGGCAGACTTGGCGTCGGCAGAAGCCTTAGGCGCGGAGCCCGATGAACCGCCGCTTGATTCGGACTTGTGGACACCCCACTTCATACCCTTCACACCATGGTGAGCGAGGACGTTGCTCACTGCAGAGCGGCCTAGTTCGATCTGCGACATTGCAACCTCCATGCCATAGTTATAGGATTTGAGCGGGAATGTGGGACCTGTGTAGTCACCAGTCCACAAAGCAATCCGGTCGAAATCGACAGAGTAGATCGTCGACAATCCAGGGGTCTGCTTCTTTGCCGGAGTTCCAGGAAAACCCAACGTCAGATGCGGATTCCACTCAGGGAACTGGTCGGTCGAGTGATACGCTGCTGAGATGAGCGGATCTTGAAGAAGATGGGACCGGAACGTTTCGATGTTCTTTGTCCACATCTTACTAAAGAAAAGAACATCTGCGCTTTTGTCTCCGAGTTCACCCCGGTTTTCAACACTGAGAGAGAACCGCGAGAGCATGGAGGAAGCGTGCCCCACATACTCTGTGATGTGAGCGAGTTCTGTCGGATTGAACTTGTTGTCACCCAGGTACAGAAGTGTCAAGTGAGGTTCTTTTTCACTCGAAACTTGTCGTACGTAGTCATCTTCGGACGGGAGAGCGACTATTACAAGTTGGGATCCGTCCACGAAACTGCCTCCCTGACTACATTGAGGCGCCACTCGAGTTCTTCGATCTGCTTCTCCATCGAGTCGATCACGAAAGACGTGTTCGGCGGATCGAACAACAACCGAACTCGGAGGTAGACGTAAGTCTTCACCGAATTCAGTTTATTGTCAGTGACGAAGGCGTCCCACGTGGTAGTGGCATCTTCGATCATGAAGCCGTTATCGGGTCCGATTCCGACCTGAGTGAGAATCGAGAATACGGAGTTGGTGTGAAGTATGACATCCACGTCAAACGACGTGTCACTCTCGGCTATGCCGAGAATCTTCTTGACACTGGTGAGTATGCTCTGTGCCACGTGGGACACCTCCTCTCATTTTGACGGGATTAGCCCCTGACGTTCACCAGGTGATTGACTTCCCGCTGGACATGCGCCGGGTCGTAGCCCGCGGCCTTCAGCTTCTTGGACCGCTCGGGGTCGTCGCCCCACACACCTCGGTAGACCTCGTCGGCGAGCTGCTTGTACGTCTTGGGTCCCTTGGGGCCCGTGGCAGCGTGGTTGTCGTTGAGCAGACGGTTGACCTCGGCCTGGACCTTGCCGGGGTTGTAGCCCTTGGCGATCAGGCGGCGTCGACGATCGGGACCGTCACCGTACTTGCCGGCGAGGACGTCCTTGGCGATGTCGGTGATCGTCTTCTTGGCGGGGGTGGAGGAGCCCGAGGAGGAGGGGGTGGACTTCTTCGCCTTGAAGCTGTCGTAGGCGTCCTGGGCGGCCTTGAGGACCTTGGCGTAGATCTTGTCCATGTACGGGCCGGCGCAGGCCGTAGATGACCAGTGATGGTGGTAGAAGAAGTTGTCCTTGGTGGGACGCGGCGTACCGTCCACCACCTTGGCGAAGAGCCAGCCCGCAAGACGAGCGGCACTCTTCCAGGTGACGTCAGCGACAGTCCAGCCCGGTGCGAGCGTGGCATCCGCCATCTCGATGGAGATGGTCTCCTGGTTGCCCTTGGCGTTGCCGACGGCCCAGGCGTACTCATTCACCCGGACGTATTGGGCCACGGCACCGGCGGAGTCGACATCGAAGTGAGCTGAAGCCGGCCGCGTCTGCCAGACCTTGAGGACGCCCTCGTGCGAGAGCCGGCCGCCGTTGTGATGGAGGGTGACGGACTTCTTCTTGTACGGCGTGTGAGTGACGTGGCCCGTGGCGCTCAGCTTGTCGATGAGGTTCTTGACGGACTTGTCGTAGGCGATGGTGGCAGTCACTGAGTGACCTCCTCTTCGGAACCGACGTTGTCGTCGCTCTCCTCTACGGCAGGCTCGTTGTCGCCGGCGAAGTTGTTCTCGACGTCGTCCTCGGGGAACCCGTCGAAGTCGCTGGCCGGGAGATCGTTGTCGGAGTCGTCACCAGCGTCGGTATTGGCGAGCGCCAACTCCACGTCGGTATCGTCGTAGTTCGGCTGAGCGTCAGCCATAGGTACTCCTTCGTAGTTTGAGCGTTCGAGGTAGTGAAGTATGTCGATGCCATAGACACCCACGAGTATCACCAGAGTTTCGTGTCGCCCGGTCTGCGTTCTACTAGAGGGCGAGGAAGCATTCTCTCGTCGCCATAGTGGATGGCATTATGAGTGTTGTGGGATACGGTGATCAGGTTTTCAGGGTCAAGGATGCATGGATCCCCTGACTCAATCTGACGCATTGTGATCGGGTTCAGATGGTGAATATAGAGACCCTTGTGGATCTCGTACCCATCGATACCCATGTCACATCCGTTGTCTCTGACAATGATCCCATGACGGGCATTACGCCATTCCCTTGACGTGTAGAAAGCTTGGTTGGCCCACCGATCAAATCCGAAAGTCGATTCGCCGACTGTTCCGCGGAGTGCGAGATAACGGTATCGCTCCAGGAACGTTTCAAGTCGGTTAAGTTCGGAATACGATCTAGCCATCCCCGTATCCGTCATCAACGTCCTCGCTGGGTACTCCTTGATACCCGCGGAAGGCGTCCATCGCCTTGGCGTACATGGCTTCCAGCCGCAGCGTCGAGCCCATCGCTTCGATCTTGGCTTTCTGTAGTTCGACCTCTCCGGCCAGGCGCCTTTGCTCTAGCTGTTCTCGGGTAGAACCGAGTTTCAGATAGTGCGTAATGACCTGAGCGGATGCCGTACCATCGTCCATCTGACGTTCAGCGAGTCTTTCAGCCTTGGCGATGAGCTGACTTTCCCGAGCCTCAGGAGTTGTAGCCGGCTTTCGCCGATTACGATTTGGGTCGGATGGAGATACGTTTTGTCGGCGAACAGTCACAGTTTTCAACTCCTTCCTTGTCGGTTCACATCTAGAACGCAGAGGGTTACTATGCGGTTTGTACCCAGTTGTGGTTGTAGGGCGCGTACGTGGCCCTGTCCCAGACAGTGCTGAGAACCTTGGTCGCGTCTCCGTTGATGGTTTCTGACCCGTCCGGAGTCACCGTGCAGGTGTGCCCCGAAGCAGTTGCTCCGAGAACAAC